GTACTGAGAGATGGAGATGATCTTCATCAGCACGTATTCAAAATCGTCTTTGATTTCTTCTTTGTAGGCGTCTGCCGTTGATTGGCAATCAAAGAGACGAAGAGAATTGAAGGACTGGAACAGATGTTCCAGTCCTTCGTAATGTCCGTCAAGATAATCACCACCGATGACGGCGTAGCATTTTGGGTCGTTCATGGTTTCGTTTCTCATGTGATTATTCTACAGGGTCAGAACTCTCATTCCAACAAATCGTTATACTTTTCAAGTAAGGTGGGTTTTGGATTTACCAATGTAAGAATTTTATCCGATGACATCATAAATTGATTATCGGATGTAATGTTAATTAACCAAGGTTCTAGTGTTCCATCAGAATTGATCATAAATGGTTCTGTCAATTTACAATCAGGTTCTCCAATGTCTGCACCAGTTTCCTCAATTTGACTAATCAACAGCGTCTGGTCCGTCAAAACCAAAATCTTGATCACTAACTTCTCCATAATTTTCATCATCCTTAGATAGAATTTGTTCTAGATATGCGGTTTTAAGTTTATCGATTGGATCCACAAAAGTCACAATCCAATCCATTGCAACTGGATAAACGGGTCCTTTCCCGAGTGGAACCCATGGTTGAAGTGAAATATCAAAAGTTACCTGTGGTAGATTTTCAGGAACTTCAATATTTTTCATGCGAACGATGCATGGTTTCTTGAAAAAATATCCTACAACTTTTGTATTTTCACCTTCACCATGATGCATTTCTTTTACATCGGTGACAACTTCTTCACCAGATTTTAGTATAGCAAGTTTTACGGTCATAATTTTAGATTACTCCAAGTCATTTTAGCAATAAAAAAGAGAGGTGTCAACTGGTTTGTGCCAGTTACCTCTCCGTCTGCGACGACGATACGTTTTTATTTATTCACCTTCTCATCTCCTGATTGTGTCATCATTGCCGCACCAACAAACGATGCGGCTAGAATGATAATCGTTGCTAATAGTGCCATAAGTACAAATGCTTACTAGTTATATATTTAGTCAATAGTAAGCATTTTGTCAACTTATGATCAGGGTTTACAGATAATCCCTTCTCTTGTGTGCATCTGGTACTACCTTCCCAAGAGTAATACTCAGAAGCCCATCCTCAAAGCTAACTGATCTAACTTCCGTCTCGTCACTGAGTGTCCAGCACCTTGTGAAAGATCGTTGAGCCACTCCTCTATGGACGTAATCTGTGCCTGTTTCTCCATCCTCTCTTTGTCCCTCGACAAAGAGTTTACCGTCTTGTGTGTAGACATTTACTTGCTTCGTTTTAAATCCTGCTAGTGCCAGTTCTAATACAGATTCTGTGTTACTGACCTGTATTAGATTGTATGGAGGATAATTCGATGTCGTCTCATGCAACGAAAACAGACGATTGAAGTATTCATCCATACCAATACTATTCCTATTTATGCGGTCTAGCAGTTGATCTAAATTATTGGCATTAAACTTTGCTAAATTGTTCATTGTACTTCTCCTTATTAAAGCGAGATTTGATTGTGTGGACCCCGAAGGCATCCATGCTTATTTATAGCACACTCCCAAAAATCGAAGGTTCAGAGAACCGTACCTTAACGTAGGGAATTCAACATCTCATGGTTAATGATCCCATCATAATCATTACCTATGGAGAAATTAAATGAGATTATAGTTTTTCTTTTTGATAAATTTGTAGTACCTCTATGAGCAACGTGTGCAGGAAAAAAGATTATATCACCCTCTTCAACATCAACCAATTGCTTAGTATGATCATACGGAGAAACTAATTCTGTTTTAGAACTTCCGTGAGGAAACTCCAAATAATAAACACCAGTATACTGCTCACCATGAGTATGCCAATCATGCATATCATATTTACGATACTGCTGAAACCACATCTCAATAACTTCTATTGAAAGATATGGTGTTATTGTAAGAAACTCATCAATCACATTGCTGAAGTGAGGTTCAAATATTTTAATCCATTTTCTGGACATATCTTCTGCACTGCACCAATCAAATCTAGAAATACTTTCAAATCTAGTTTCTACTTTTTCTAAAGTATCGCAGTCTGCTTTATCAATTTCAAAGAGAAGTTTATCCTTAACAAGATCATGATCTTTTATTCTCCCCTTAAAAATAAAATCTTTGAGGAGAATTTTTTTCATGCTTCTTCCTTTTTCTTCTTAGATCCGATATTATACTTTTGCTCTAGTGACCATTCACCTTTCTCTTTATAAGCAATAACCTTAATCTGATTGAGTGGTGCAATGTCCATAATCTTTTCTTCTTCTAGTAGTTCAACTAGTCCCCAGTCAACAAGAAGTTTAATAATTCTATTCCTGCGTTGAATATCATTTACAGTAATGTTTGCATATTTACCGTCAAGGGCAAACAACTCCTTGAAGTGGACAATATAATACTTACCTTGCTTATGCAAGATATGACATGATTGGTACAGTTTCTTTTCTTTCCGAGAAGCAACACCAATTCGTGTCAGAGTCTCACGTACCTTCAGGAAGTCATCTGGTTCTCGAAGACTGATCTCAACCATCATAGAAGGAGACCAAGTAACCTGAGGTTCAATAATTTTAGTCATTTTTTTCCACCCTTTTCAATCTTAGATTTGATAAAAGTAATTTGTTCTTTGGAAAGAATTCTTAAAGCTTCTTTTGATTTCTCATTGGAATATCCATAATATTGTTTAATGGCATCCAGATCATCAATTTTCTCTTTACGAATCCAAGGAGAGAATCTTTTCTTTTTCCTCAGACTATTTAGCAAAAATGAATATTGCATATCTTTATCTAAGAAATGATACTTATTCATTTCATTAGAGAACATAATAGCATCAAGGTGCCCAGACAGGCACTTGTTTATGATGAAGGGTGGGTATTGTTTAACGGAATCGGGGTTTTCTTTAATAAGGTTTTCCTTATTAAAGTTTATTGAGTTCATCCAATCTTTCAATTCCATTGTTCCTCTAGTGGTGTAAGTGGAGTAAGAGAGTAATTTGTAACCAGAAGTTCAGTCTTCACATTATCCTGAGTATTCTTGTCACCACGATGAACCATAGAGTAACGTAGTTTCCAATACTCAAGATAATATTCCTTATACAACTCAAGGAGACGATCATTCACATTGTAAGTAATCATGAAGTCATGAGGACACTTATATACATTCTCAGCAAATACCTCATGATCAAACGATCTATGCATCTCACGATTCTTTCCATACAGAAAGTCTTTGATGTCATAAGGAGGATCAAGGAATACAAAAGTATTCTCAGGACCATCGGCATTCATTACTTCAGAGTAATCAATATTAGTAATCTTCCAGTTCTTGATCAGTTTAGAAAACTGTGCCAGTTTATCTGCACCAACTAGAGAGAAGTTAGAATTAGCAGCAGTTCGAGAGAAAGAACTGTTCTCAGTCAATCCCGAGTAACTGCACTTATTCATAATAAAGAAAGCAACTGCCTTCTGAAAGGAATCATAGGTATCAATCTCAGTGGCATACTGGTTGAACAGTTCCTTAGCAAACTTATCTTTCTCTTCTTGGGTGCCACTCTCAAGCATCTTCTCTTTCTGTTCCCTGACACTCTCAGAGAGGTCTTGACCATGATCCCTCAGTTGCACCCAGAAATTGTATAGGGGCACATATAGGTCATTCACCCAGACAGGAATATCTGGATTTTCTTTGGTCACATCAATTGCAATAGATCCACCACCAATAAATGGTTCACGATATTCAGTGATGACTTTGGGATACCATTGAGAAAGAGTCTTGATTGCTTTGGACTTGCCTCCAGGATAACGGAGAGGAGTCTTCAATGCTTTCATAATAAAATAAAAAAATCAGAGGATAAGTTTTTTATCGTCGGGAGTGACCAGTTTACTTCCGAAGATCTGATTATACTTCTTCTTAACAGAAGAGTCAACGTTGACAACGTAAACAATGAAGTCCCGTGACAATTGAATATCGGGTTCCTCCTTATCGATAACTGTTGCCCATGGAGCAAACCCAACATTCTGAGCACTAGGTAGAACTACTAGACCATTCTTAATGGTAATAGTATTTTCATCTTCAGTGACTAGTTCTGCAATCACTTCTTCACCCGTAATAATACGGAGTAGTTTTACATCAATCATAATTAGTAAAAATTAGGTGTATCAGATTTGTGGAGAAGAACTCCATCAACTTTTTGTAGTAGTTCTTGCACACTTCCGTGCAGAACTCGATATCCAGTTCCAACATAAAGTTGCCCAAGAACAACTGCTACGGTAGCAGTGCCCCAGAACACATAATAAAATCTAGACTTAACTTGTGCTTTTAGTTTTGTTTTTTTCATTTGAATTTACACTCTACCATAATTTCAGTTAGTGCTGCAAGGATATTAATCTCCTGATCAGCAACAAAGGCAATCTGATACTGATACTTAGCAATGATTAGAACTGCTGCAGCAAGAGAAGGTCCGTCAACAGCATTTGCAAGACCATCATAAACCCTACGAAGGATTAGATTAGGATCATTATCTAAATTAGATGTGACCCATTTTCGGACATAACCAAAGTCTTTGACTTTTAAATTCTTGATCAGATCCTCAACACTTACATCAGAGAACTGAGCAAGGATAGCACTATCAATCTTACCTGATACTGAGTATCTTTGACACTCATTAAGAACACGTCTCCAATCAGGAAAGTGCTTATTGATCAATTCTACCAGGACCTTGTTATCATATTCAACACCTTCTGCAACCAAGATTTGTTGGAGACGTTTGAAGAAGTTTGCTGCGATTCCTTGACGTTCTTTACCCTTAATCCCAAACTCAACGACGGCACATCGGGAGTGGAGAGGTTCGATGATTTTGTTTTTGAAATTGCAGGTGAAGATGAATCTGCAGTTGTTATAAAATGTCTCAATATTTGCCCGTAGGAGGAGTTGAACATCGTGGGTTGTGTTGTCAGCCTCGTCAATAATGATGACTTTGTGCTTTGCTTCAGTTGCCGAAAGTGATACGGTCGAAGCAAAGTTCTTTGCTTGGTTCCTAACTGTGTCCAGAAATCGTCCTTCATCAGATCCGTTAATAACGTAATAGTCCACACCCAGTTGCTCGCATAGTGCCTTTGCCACTGTAGTTTTACCACAACCAGCAGGACCAGAGAGAAGCAAGTTAGGTATTTCTTGCTTATTTAGAAAGTCCTTAAACATAGTTTTAGTATGCTCAGGAAGAATACAGTCATCGATGGTCTTCGGTCGATACTTCTCAACCCAAAGAAAGTCAGTCTTGTTCATAATTTAATCCAGGTCCTGTCCTCAAATTTTAATTCACTATTACTACTAATCTCTGTTGGAAAACTAACAGATAATCTTTCAGTAATAGATGTTGCCCGATGTGGGAAAAATGCTGGGATGAATATCGCATCACCAGGTTCAAGATCACAATCAATAAAAGGATCTTCAGTCAAGGTCAGATTGCCATTGTCTCCTCTAGGATCACACAACCAATCATACCACACTTTGAAGTTTGTGACACCCTCACATTGAACAATAATATTGTTGTTATAATCAAAGTGAGTCCCAAATGGATGAACTGCGTCTAAGTTCTTACATGCATAGACATGGGCATCTACTGGT